ATGTAGGTCATACCCGTGGGACGAGAATGTAAATCTGTCACTGGGGTAATGATCTACAACGCAGAGCTTGTCCATCTCCATTTGCGGAAGGTCGCTGAATGACAGTTCCCTGTCACGGCGCCTCTGCATTTCCCGAAGGTAGTCGATTGCCTCATGGTACAGTACCAGCTTGCAGTAAGCATCGAACTGGCACCGCTCGCCATAGTCATTGCGGGGGATCATATCCATCTTTTCACCCCCTTTCCTGGGGGAATGAGGTGGGTTTCTCCCTTTCCGCTAACAAGGCGAACGCAAAGCCGCTCGCTACCCGCTAAAAACCTCCTTTTTGAAAATTTCTCAAAAAATTTTTTAGGATAGCCAATCTCTGGCTATCCTATTTTTTATAATAAGATTATGCTAAGGCATAACGCAAAAGCAACACTGATTGCCGGCACGTTTTTCAGGAATGCGCCTGTATTTACTTTGGCAAGCAGTATCAAGGCTGTCTTCGCAACTTTTTTTACATGAAGAAATGCCGGAAATACTGTAAGCTATAATCAGTAAGAAGTATAGGAGTGGATGATAAATGTATTGCGAAAAGTATGTAGAAATGGGCAGAAAAATACGTTATTACAGAATCATGCAGGAGCTGGGGCAGGGAATGCTCGCAGAGCAGATAGGCATTACTCCGCAGTATTTGAGCAAAATCGAGCACGGCAGCGCGCGCCCGAGTATGGACCTGGTGTTCCGCATCGCCGATAAGCTGCAGGTGAAGGTGTCGCACCTGCTGGAGGCCTGCTGATACTTTAAGGCGGGCATGGATTTTTCCTCCTTTTTGTGGTACAATACCCATGTAATTGCTTCTGCTCGAGGCAATTAACAGCGTGACTGCCCTAGGGCAGCATACATGTAAGGAGGCAATTTAATATGAACGAGCAAAACAGCGTTTTAAACATCATTGGCAAGGTAAGCGGATTGTTATCCAAGTACATCGCCGTCGTGATTTTAATCACCTCTGCGATTGCCTTTACCCATCCGCAGAAATTCATGTGGATTCCGCAGTATACCGCTCTCTTCCTGGGCACGGCAATGTTCGGCATGGGCCTGACCATCAAGCGCGAGGACTTCCAAATCGTCTTTTCCCGACCTAAGGAGGTTATTTCCGGCTGTATCCTGCAATACACCATCATGCCCCTGGCAGCTTATCTGTTAGCTGTAGTGATGAATCTTGATACTGATATCGCTCTGGGCGTTATCCTCGTAGGCTGCTGCCCCGGCGGCACTGCCAGCAACGTTATTGCCTACATCGCTAAGGGTGACGTTCCCTTATCCGTTGGCATGACCATCACTTCAACTTTGATTGCACCGCTAGTAACACCTGTGCTGGTGTACCTGCTGGCAGGTTCCTGGGTTGAGGTAAGCTTTATGGCTATGGTGCTTTCCGTTGTCAAGATTGTGCTGCTGCCTGTGCTTGCAGGTATCATCTTAAACAGTCTTTTCCACGAAACCATTGTCAAGCTGGGCGGTATTCTGCCGCTGGTTTCCGTTGTAGCGATTGTAACCATTATCGATGGTATCGTTGCTGTCAACGCTGCTAAGCTGATGAGCTGCGGTCTGATTGTTATGCTGGCCGTTGTCCTGCACAACGGCATCGGTATGGCTCTGGGCTTGGGCATGGCGCGTCTGATGAAGGTATCCTACGCTAAGGAAACTTCTATTGCCATCGAGGTTGCTATGCAAAACAGCGGTCTGGCGCTTGCACTGGCAACCGCAAACTTCGCTGCTAATCCGCTGGCTACGCTTCCGGGCGCTATCTTCAGCGTATGGCACAATGTTTCCGGTTCTATTTTCGCCAGCTGCCGCATCAAAGAGGTAGAAGAAAAGCAAAAGCTGGAGCTGAAGGAGCACGCAATAGCAAAATAAGCGTAAACACTAAAGGCACTACTGTGAGCGCAGTAGTGCCTTAATTATTTGTATAGCGTAATGCAGGGGAGCCTACATATTATTTTTTGCTTTTATTATCCAAACCGAAGAGCATTTCCATAGGCTGCTCCGGTGCTTCTTTAGCCTGTGCGCCTGTGCTGAAGCCCGGCATTTCCGCCTTGGTCAGCTCAATTTTGCCGTATTGGCGCTCATAATCATCAATAACCCATTTCAAAATCTGTTCGATTTCCTTATTTACTGAACGACCATTTATCTTTGCCAAATGCTTCATCTTATTCATAATAATAGGATGAATGCGCAGTGTAAAGCGTGCTTCTTCCATGAATACTCCCTCCAGATTCTGACTATTCTACTAATTATTATAGGCAAGAACAGCTCTTTTGGCAAGGAGATAATCTTTTTTAGCAACAGCTAACTGTTTTTACAAGAATTTCAGACAATAGATATGCAAATATGTTATAATAAATACCATAGTGTTAGGAGGCAACAATGACTTTAGCAATAAATGCCGTATACCACGGCTTTAAGGTTTTACAAGCACAATTTGTAGATGAAATCAGCTCTCAGGCATATATCATGGAGCATATCAAAAGCGGCGCACGCCTTTTGTACCTTGCTAACGATGACGATAACAAGGTTTTTTCTATTTCCTTCAGAACTCCGCCTGCAGATGATACAGGTGTGGCACATATTCTGGAGCATTCCTCTCTCTGCGGCTCCCGCAAATATCCCTTAAAGGAGCCCTTCGTGGATTTGGTCAAGGGTTCTCTGAACACCTTTTTGAACGCTATGACTTTCGCGGATAAGACCATGTATCCCGTTGCCAGCCGCAACGATAAGGACTTCCATAACCTTATGGACGTATATCTGGACGCTGTGTTCTATCCTTCCTTCTATCAGAACAAATATACCCTGCGTCAGGAGGGCTGGCATTATAATCTGGACAGCCTTGACGGCGAGCTGAGCTACAACGGCGTTGTTTATAACGAAATGAAGGGCGTATATTCTTCGCCAGACGCATATCTGGAAAACGAAGCAATGAAGGCTCTGTTCCCCGACAACTGCTACCGCTTTGAATCCGGCGGCTATCCGGACGCTATTCCGCAGCTGACTCAGGAAAAATTCGAGCAGTTCCACAAAACCTATTACAGCCCGGAAAACAGCTATATCTATTTATACGGCGATATGGATATCGAAGCTACTCTGGAATATCTCGACAGCGAATATCTGAGCAGCTTCGAGAAAACCGGTACTGTTGATTCCGCCATCGCAGAACAGCAGTCCTTGCCGCGTACTGCGGATATCGAAGCCTTTTATCCGGTTGGGGCAGAGGAGGACTGCACTGCCAAAACATATCACGAGCTTTCTATCGTAACCGGCAAGGCAACCGACCTGCAGACCAGCATGGCTCTGAGCCTGCTGAAAAGCACATTGCTGGACAGCGAATCCTCCGCACTGCGCCGTGCGCTGATGGACGCAGGCGTGGGCCAGATTATCAACGGTGGCTATACCTCAAGCATGTATCAGCCGGTATTCTCTATCCGTGCCAGCGGCAGTGAGAAGGAGCTGCGCGATAAATTTATCAGCGTTATCTATAAAACACTGCAGGACATTACCATCAACGGCATTGATAAAAAACTGCTGGAGGCTAACATCAACTCTATGGAATTCAAGCTGCGTGAAGCAGATTTCGGCGGCTATCCCAAGGGACTGATTCTGGGCATCGGCGTTATGGATAACTGGCTGTATGACGGCAATCCGATTGAGGGCCTCTGTTACAACAAATATCTGGCAGCTCTGCGCGATGGTCTGAAAACCAACTATTACGAAAGCATTATTGAAAACTATCTGCTGGACAACACCCATAAGGTGCTGGTAACCCTGCTGCCACAGCCCGGCAAGGAGGAGGCAGACCAGGAGGCCGCTGCTGCCAAAATGAGCGCTATCAAAGCACAGATGAGCCAGGAGGAGCTGCAGCAGCATATCGACGAATGTGCCGAGCTGCACCGTCTGCAGGCTACTCCCGACAGTGAGGAAGCACGCGCAACCATCCCTGTACTGAAGCGCAGCGACATCAGGCAGGAGGTAGAGAAGATTGAAACGCAGGAGGAAGAGCTGGGCGCAAGCCATTTGCTGTATCTTCCGCGCAACACCAATAAAATCGCTTATACCAGCTTTTATTTTGATATTACCGATATGGAAGCCGAAAAGCTGCCTCTGTGCTATCTGCTCACAGATATCATGGGCAAATTCAATACCGAGCGCTACAGCTATCAGGAGCTGGCAACCAACGCCATAATGTATACCGGTGGCATTGCGTTCGCTGTACGCGCCTTCACCGAGGCTGAATCCACGGACGATTACAAGATTTACTTCTCTGCCAAAGGCAAATGCCTCACTGATAATCTGCCGAAAATGCTGGATATTCTGCAGGCTATTGCTTTGGAAAGCAAGCTGGACGACCTGGAGCGCTTCCGCGAGCTAGTATCCGAGCTGAAAACCGATTGGGATGACAATTTCTTCAACCGTGGTCAGACCGTTGCTATCACCAGACTGTACTCCTATTGCTCTGCCGGCGCACGCGTCAACGAGCAGGATGAATTCAGCTATTATCAGTTCCTCAAAAAGCTGACCGATAACTTCGACGAGCTGGCACCGCAGGTACTGGAGCAACTGAGCCTGTTAATCAAACGCTTCTTCCAGAAGAACCGTTTCCTGCTCAGCTACAGCTGTGACGTAAAAGAGCAGGCAACAGTAAAACAGCAGTGCCTTGATTTCATCAGCAAGCTGTCTGAGGCAGAAGCAGGGGAGAAGGCTGAGGTTCTGCCCGTAGGCACCGTTAACGAGGCTATTGCTACCGCAGGTAAGGTACAATACGTTGCTGCAGGCGGCAACTTTGCTAAGCATGGTCACAAATACGTGGGCGCGATGGCTGTACTGGAAACCATTCTGAGCTATGAATATCTCTGGACCAAAATCCGTATTCAGGGCGGCGCTTACGGTGTTACCGCACGCTTTGAGCTGAACGGTGTAGGCGTGTTTGCATCCTACCGCGACCCGCAGCTGCCGAAAACTCTGGAGGCTTACCAAGGTCTGGCAGAATGGCTGAGAAACGAGGAATTCCCCGAACGCGAGCTGAACAAGTATGTTATCGGTACCATCAGCACGATGGACAAGCCCTTGACCAACAGCATGCGTCTTGACAAGGCTACAGCACAATACCTGAAGCATGTTCCTGTAGAGCTGCGCCAACGCATCCGCAGCGAAATCCTTAATGTAAGCAATGCAGACCTGCAGGCACTGGCTAAGGTAGTAGAGGATATGCTCAGCGACGGCCTGATCTGCGTAGTCGGCGGCAAGCAGCCTATTGAAGCCAATAAATCTTTGTTCAACAATATCATCAATGCGTAAATCTGTACGCTAGTAAATTTACGCTAAGGTTAATAAAAACCCGTGACGTCCGAAGGGAGTCACGGGTTTTGTCGTACATAAAAGTGCTATAAGGTTAATCTAACTCGCCGTTCTGCGCCTTTTTAACAAGCTCCTGATAAGCGTTATAAACGCCGTTGTTGAAGCAGGTAAGCACAACGCTCATGCCATAGTCGGCGTTGGCATTAATCCATTCAGTGCAGGTCAAAAGAGCGATACGGGCAGCCTCATCCACAGGATAGGCATAAGCACCGGTAGAAATCGCCGGGAAAGCAATGCTGTGCAGATGATGCTTGCGTGCCAGGTCCAAGCTGTTTTTATAGCAGTCGGCAAGCTCCAGTCTTTGTTCAACCTTACCGTTATAAATAGGGCCTACGGTATGAATAATGTAGCTTGCAGGCAGGTTATAGCCATAAGTAATCTTGGCAGCGCCGGTTGTGCAGCCGCCTAAGGTTTTGCATTCCTCCAAAAGCTGTGGTCCTGCAGCGCGGTGAATAGCACCGTCAACACCACCGCCGCCTAAAAGCGTGCTGTTAGCAGCATTGACAATCGCGTCACAGTCCAAAGTAGTAATATCTCCACGCCAAACGGAAATAGCGTTCTGCTGCTTGTTTTTCTTAGCATCAGCCAGCAGCTCCTTGATCATCTGGTTTTGGATATTGAAGGGAGCAGGGGAAGCAGGGTTAAAGATAATACCCGAAATGCCATCCATTTGGAGGATAGCTTCAAAGTAATTGACCAGCGGACGGCTGATAACGTTGCAAGGCTCGCCCTGCTCGTAGGCCTCCTTGCTGCTGTAAGCAGTCATATATTCCAAACCGCTGTCCGTAGTCTGAGTCTGCAAAAGCAGCTGGCCCTCCGGCGCATCTGCAGCAGTAGGAATGAGCACTTCGGCACCTTCCTGCAGCATTACGCTGACTGCATGCAACAGCTTCACCAGATTAGCTTCGCTCTGGTCCGCAGCAAAGAATTGCTGGGCGTTCATGATAATATCAGTAGATGGATGTAACATATGCGTCATCTCCTTGTAAAAATCGTTTACACACATTCATAACTATAATATATAACAAAAAAACAGCTCTGTAAAGAGCTGTTTTTTGTATTTGACGCTAAAGTGACATCATTTTACATGCATTTTACAGTCAGGTTATTAGAGCATACGGAATACAGAAATAACCTTACCAAGCACCTTAATGTTGTCAGAACCTACAATAGGCTCGTACTTATCGTTTTCCGGCTGCAGGCGCACACTGCGCAGCTCGCGGAAGTAGCGCTTAACGGTAGTTTCCTCGCCGTCAATCAGGGCAACAACAATATCGCCGTTATTAGCAAAATTCTGCTTACGTGCAATAATGTAGTCATGATCCAGAATACCTGCGTTAATCATGCTGTCACCGCATACGGAAAGCATGAAAACATCATCGTCGCAGCCAATCAGGTCGCGAGGAATAGGATAGGTCTCTTCAATATTCTCTACAGCGAGAATAGGAACACCTGCAGTAACCTTGCCAACCAGCGGTACCGGAACAAGGAGCTTGTTTCTCCAAGCATCACTTTCGCTCATCAGCTCCAAAGCACGCGGCTTAGCAGCATCACGCTGAATGAAGCCATACTCCTGCAGCTTCTTCAGATGATTATGCACGCTGGCACTGGAGGATAAACCTACTGCTGCACCGATTTCGCGTACAGCAGGCGGATAGCCCTTATGATTAATAAAAGTACGGACGAATTTCAAAATGTTACGTTGGCGTTCAGACAACATATCTTCGGTATAGTTGCCATCAAAGTCCGGCGGGAGTGCTTTTCTTCTTCCCATTTTAGACCCTCCAATCATGTGTTTATAGTTAACCTTATACAAATTATAACAGATAAAAGTAATTTCGTCAAACAGCAGTGCGCACGGTGGCTAATTTAACATAAAAAATGCTAAAAACTTCTCAAAACCTCCGGGGGAGGAGCAAAAAGCGAAGAATTATCATAATCTGACGCTTTTCTCAGTATTTTCCTCAGTTGGGAAATAAACATGTCTATAATGCGGCCTTTTTATCGCAAAGACTGCAAAATAATATTTTACGTCCGATAATGTATATTATGTTAAATTTTTGCTATACTAATTATGCAAGGTAAATTTTTTAATGCCTTGCTATGGCGTAGTAGCTATATACAAGCTGAAAGGAGTTTTTAAATGAGTAGACATAGCGTACAACATTTATTTAGTCAAGTGCCTACTGCTCAAATTCCACGTTCTAAGTTTAATCGTTCCCATGGACTTAAAACTACTTTTGATAGTGGCTATTTAGTCCCAATCTTTGTAGATGAGGTTCTTCCAGGCGATACATTTACAATGGATTGTACTTTATTTAGCCGTGTATCTACCTTGATTAGTCCAATAATGGATAATCTTTATTTAGACACGTTTTGGTTTTTTGTTCCGGAGCGTCTGCTTTTTGAGCATTTTGAGAATATGTGTGGACAGCAGGATAACCCTACTGATAGCACTGACTACTTGTTTCCTACTGTAAAAAGTCCTACCGGTACAGGTTTTGAAGTTGGTAGTATTGCAGATTATTTCGGTTTGCCGACCGGTGTTGCTAATTTGGAGGTTAGAGCTGAGCCGTTTAGAGCTTATAATTTGATTTATAATGAGTGGTTCCGTGATGAGAACCTGCAGGAAAGTTTACCTTTTACCAAAGCAGATTCTGACCAATACTCTAATTATAAGTTGGTTCGACGTGGTAAACGTCACGATTACTTCACCTCTGCGCTACCTTGGCCGCAAAAAGGCCCCGGCGTAGAGTTGCCTTTTGGTGGCACTGCTTCGCTTACAGGTGAGATTTTTCAAAATCTTTATTCCGGCAATATTTCCGGTCGTCAGAATCAGGGTGATGATAGCTGGCTTGCTAATGTTCTTTTAACTAGTGCTGGTCGTGCTGGTCTTGGCGATGATGATAGTTTTGCTGGTGGTACTCCTTACAAACTTAGTATGGATTTGTCTAAAGCTAAAGTTGATTTAACGTCTGCAACCTCTGTTACTATTAATCAGTTTAGAGAAGCTTTTCAGATTCAACGTTGGTATGAGCGTGCCGCTCGTGGTGGTACTCGCTATACAGAAATTATCCGTAGTTTCTTTGGAGTTGTTTCACCTGATGCTCGCCTGCAACGTCCGGAATATCTCGGCGGTTCTTCTAATCGTATTGATGTTAACGTTATTCCTCAGACTTCCGGTACTACTGATGTTTCTCCTCAGGCTAATCTTTCCGCCTTTGCTGTTGGTACTAATGGCAGAGGTAATGGCTTTAGCAAGTCCTTTACCGAACATGGCTGGATTATTGGCCTAGTGAATGTCAGAGCTGATTTAACCTATCAGCAAGGCATTAATAGGATGTGGACACGTTCTACAAAATTCGATATGTATTGGCCCACTTTTGCTTTCCTTGGTGAGCAGGCCGTACTTAACAAAGAGATTTATGCTCAAGGTAATGCTGATGATGACGGTGTTTTTGGATACCAAGAAAGGTATGCCGAATATAGATATGCTCCTAGTCAGATTACCGGCACATTCCGTTCTACCTATGCTCAAAGTCTTGATTCATGGCATTTAGCTCAAAAGTTTGAAAATTTGCCTAAGCTCAATCCGGAATTTATTGTTGATAATCCGCCGGTTGATAGGGTTGTTGCTGTTCCGTCAGAACCTCAATTCCTTCTTGATGCGTGGTTTAACTTGAACTGTGTTCGTCCGATGCCTGTCTATGGCGTTCCCGGTCTTATGGACCATTTCTGATAAATGGAGGTGTTATTTTGAATGACTTACAAATCTCGACTATTGCAATCGTATCTTTGTGTATTATTGTTGTCTTACGTACTTTTGGTCTGATTTGAGGTGTTGCTATGGGATTATGGTCTGCTATCCGTGGTGATGTTTTTGGTAGTCTTGCTGGCGGTCTTATTGGTTCTGTTTTTGGCGGTAATTCCGCTAAGAAGCAAGCCGCTCTTCAGCGCCAAAATTGGGCATATCAACAGCAAAATGCTCATCAGTTTGAAGTTGGTGATTTAAAAGCCGCCGGACTTAATCCCATATTATCTGCTACTAATAGTCAGATAGCCGGTATGGGTTCTGCTCCGTCTACGTCTGATAATGGTGTTGGTGCTGGTGTTACTAATAGTATTACCGCCGCTCTTACTCGTCAGGCTAATGTAGAGATTGAAAAAACTAAAGCTGATATTGCTTTGATTGAAGCTAAGGCCAATGCTACCAATGCAAGAACTAATGCTATTACTGCTGGTATACATGGTGATGATATATCAAAGGCCAATGAGCGTTATGATGCTGATACTGCTAATATTAAGTCTGATACCCGCTTAAAAAATGTTACTGCTGATTATACGTCTGCTAAGCAATCTAATGAAGCTAAGCTGACTCAGGCTGAATTTGAGCGTATTCAGAATGACATTCGTATTGCTAATGAGAAGTTGCCCTATGAGATTGATAACATTGTTGCTAATACTCAAAATGCCCGTGCTACTGCTAGTTATATGTTATCTATGGTTAATCTGAATGCCGCTAAGGTTAAATTAACTGATAAGCAACGTGAACAAATTGAAGCTGATTTGAAAGACCCAAAAAAACTTATGGATAAACAGTTTTGGGAACAGGTTTTTCATTCTAAAGATGAGAAGTTTAAGTTGCTCCGTGCTTCTTATGAGCGTGGCCTTTCCAATGATATATATTTTAATTTCTATGCTAATAGTCAAGGTTCCGGCTTACAGGATGCTAATGACTTGGCTACTATTGGTTCCCGTCTTAAATATCTTTTCAAGTGAGGTGATATAATGAATAAATGGTTTAGTGCTCTTTGTGTCGCCATTGGTGCGGCCGCCACTTATCTTGGACAATTTTTATTTGGTAAATGAGGTGATTAAATGAAACGTAGAAAAATGACTAGAAAAGGTTCTAAGCGTCTTTTTACTGCTACCGCTGATAAAACTAAAGCTATTAATACTGCTCCGCCGCCAATGCGTGGCGGTATCCGGTTGTAATGGTTTGTTTTCATCCTATAACTGCGTATCAGTTGCGCCAATGTAAACCGAACGGCAAAAAAGCTATCGTTTTTGGCGCACCGCCTACGCAACCTTTTGACGTTGTAAATCTTCCTTGTGGTCAGTGTATCGGTTGCCGTTTAGAGCGTTCCCGTCAATGGGCAGTGCGTTGCATGCATGAAGCTAGTTTACATCCATGTAACAGTTTTCTAACTTTAACTTATGATGATGAACATATTCGGTGGTCGCCTGTTACCGGTGAGCAAACACTCTATAAGAGAGATTTGCAATTATTTATGAAGCGGTTGAGAAAACATTTAGAACCCTTGAAAGTGAGGTTTTTCGCTTGTGGAGAGTATGGTGATAATACTTATCGTCCTCATTATCATCTTATTCTTTTCGGTTTTGATTTTAGGTCAGACCGACGACTGTATAAGATGTCTAATGCTGGTTTCCCCTATTACATTAGCGATACTCTTAATAAGCTATGGAGCTTTGGTTACTGTCTTGTGGCTGATGTTTCGTTTGATTCCTGCGCCTATGTTGCTCGCTATGTAACCAAGAAGCTAAATGGTGAAGCTGGTCGCATTAAATATGAAGGTATTCAGCCTGAGTTTGTGAATATGTCACGTCGTCCCGGTATTGGTGCTGATTGGTTTGCTAAATATGCCGGTGATGTATATCCCTATGATAGAGTTATCATAGTTGATAATGATAAGGTGCGTAAGTTGCGTCCACCTAAGTACTACGATAAACTTTATGACGCTATCAATCATGACGAAATGGAGCTTATCAAGGAAAAACGTGTTGAAAATGCTAAGT